GCATCGTGCTTCTCAAGTATTATCATTCTATTGGCTTGCCCTTCATTTTCTTTCCATTTTAGCAATTCGACAATTTTGCCCGCGAGTTCTGCCCCGCTTGAAAATTGCCATTCATAATTCCCAAATACTTTGCGTCTTGTTACTAAACATGGCTTGCCCTTAATGCTATATTGTAAATAAGGCGATGTTACCACATATTCATTGCCAGGGTTATTCCCCCGGAGAGCTACACCAATATCGCAACTGCCGATATAGGCATACATATCCTTAAAAGGTTTCCAGCCTAAAAACCAAACATTTGTAGGTGCTATACTCTCAAGTCTTTCTCTATCTGGGCCATCGCCTACAATCCAAAAATCATAATGCAACAACATCCTCGCTGCTTCTAAAAACACGTCTACATTTTTGTTTCTCGTAAGTAGCCCATGAAACATAATGCGAGGACGCTCATGCGGTACGTCAAAATAAGGAAAATCGTTTAAGTCTACTGGATCCGGGACAACCTCCACAGCGCGACCGATTTCCTCATGTATCTTTTCTGCCATAACCCCTGAGATTGCAATAATCATATCTAACATCCGCCACTCTATCTTTTCAAAGAAATGCAGGAACTCATAAAGTAGCCCAGATGTGTAATACATGAGGTGAAAATCTCCCATGCGCTTTACCACTTTTGAGCGCGGGCATACCAGCTTAACCAGGCCGGCATAGAATGGGAAACTATCGTCGCAGTAAATGACATCGTATTTCTTGCCGTAGTCTGCGCAAACATGTGTTATCACGAGAAACGGGGCGTAGATAACCCAAAACACAGACTTTAGAAACTTGACTTTGTCGTTAAGCCGGGTAAAGGCGCGATAAGTCAGTACATCTACGCCCTCGCTTGCAAGATATGGAAAGGCTGCGTTTGTCTGTTTAATCTGGTCTTTAGGGTAGCGGTGCAATATGGCTATTTTCACGCTAATATGCTTTTCCTTCCCTGTTTAACATGAACTCTTGAAGCATCCTTTGCCGTTTGTGTCAAGTTATTTTCTCCGCAATTTATACCATGTCTGCCATGTTCTTGTCTCCCTCTTATCTACGATTTTAAATTGCTTGCCGCAGAATTTCATTATATCAGCCTCGCTGTAAATATTAAGGACGTGGGTTTCTACTTCCTCGCGCCTTCCGTCGGCTATACTTATATCAAGCACAACTTGTTTTTCGCTATGTTGTATGGGAGTAACTACTCTTGTAATGCCTTCCTTGCGCTTTACTGTCATTTGAAAGCCATCCCTGTCTACCTTTTTGGCATCCCAAATATCAAATATAAAATAGCCCCCCTTCCTCAAGGGCATATGTCTCCACCACTTATGGCTGGACATATAATTGACGACATTAAAAAGCGCTGTAACACAATCAAAATCTTCTGATATAAAGGCAGTATTCGTAATATCCAAGCAATGCAATTCCTTGCCTTCTCCTGCCTGCTCTATCATTTCAGGTGAATTATCTATTCCAGTTAAACTTACGATTGATGGATAATATTTCCAATAATTTGCTGTGCCACATCCAATGTCTAATATAGAATATGGGTAATCCGCCCATTTATAAATAAAATTACATTCTTTTTTGTAGGGCTTTTCCTGATTAATCAAATCGTAACATTTTGCATAATTTTTAAACATACACTTTCCTCCCCCGACTTAAATCTGAATATCTCATATCTATATCAGGCAAATCCTTCTTGTCATAGATGCGCCAGTAATATAATGACAGCCCTCTGGCCGCCTGCTCTGGTGTCATTTGCATATTCCAGCCCAGCAGCTTTACTTTATCCTTTTCTTTTGGAATTTCCTTTCTGCCGTCATTGCGCATTAACCGAAACCATGCTGCTGCTTTTTTATTATCAGTAAGGATCATGCCACCTCTGCCGATAGGTATATGCTTAGAATAATGGAATGAAAGACAGCAGAAAGTTTCAGGAATGTACATATCTTTTATAAATCGTACAGCGCTATCAATTATAAGATATGGTCTTAATTGATAAGCTCCTTTCCAATTTACATCACTAAATTTTACCTTCCCTCCGGCATGGATAATGCTGGAAGGAACGCTAAAATAAGTCCGCTTAGGTATCGTTACTTCTTGCACTTTGCAATATAAACAACATAGAAATAAAGACGCAGAGCAGCTTTCTACAGCTATGCCGTATGGTGCGCCACAATGCTTGGCAATGGTTTTCTCAAATTGCCTTATAACATTATTACTTTCGTACATATCCGCTTTCCCCAAAATACTCTATCGTACGCTCAAGAGCATCAACAAGCGATGTGCGCGATTTTGTATTAATAGCCTCGTATATTTTGGTGTTGTCAGATTGCAGATGCCATACTTCCCACTTGCGCTTGCGAGCATCGTCTACTACTATATGCACTCCCCGGCCCATAATATCGGCTATCAATTTCGCCAAGTCATATATCTTTATACCTTCCTCCGAGCCTAAATTGTAAACCTCGCCGAACTTGCCATTTTCAAGTAGCTTAACAGCCATACGCACAGCATCCCCGGCATACATAAAATCCCGGAAAGAGTTATTGCCCAGGAGTATATAAACGCCCTGGCAAAGCTGTTTGTATATTTCAGGTATGACATAGGGGTGTAACACATCGCGCTCCCCTACGCAGTTAAACTGCCTGAGCGCTATAACCGGGCAACCTGATTCTTTAAAACGCGTTTGTACTATGGCATCTATCGCTAGTTTGCTTGCGCCGTAAGTAGAATGGGGCCGGGCTGGGTGATCCTCATTTATTTTGCCCTTAGCATCGCCATATATTTCCGCAGAGGATACCTGCAATATGCCCTGTACTCCACAATGCTGTGCTGCGTTCATAACCATTAGCGCCCCACGCGCGTTTATATCAAAGGTATGCAGGGGGCGTTCATAAGATACCGGCACATAGGGGATCGCGGCATAATTAAACACATAGTCTATTTCATACTGAGTGAATATCTTTTGCAGCTCCGCTTCTGAGTGAGTAATATCACACCATAGGAACTTGGCTTTGGGATTTACAAAATCCCTTCGCCCGGCTATGAGATTATCCAGGACAAGTACATTATTGTCGTACTCTATAAGATAATCTACTAAATGCGATCCCAGAAAGCCCGCGCCACCTATGACTGCCACGTTTTTATTTGTCATTATTCCAGCCCTTTGATTTTCTCATATAACGCAAGAAATCTATCTGTCGTAGGTATGTCTTTTTTTTCATTCATTTTGTTTAGCGCGCTTTTCAATATATCTATTTCGAGCTTCGTAATATCTATTTCCTTAACATAATCAGGATCGTTCCAAGTAATGCTTCCGCCTTCACTCTTAATCTCATATTTTTCCATCTCCTCCTGAGACAACTTTACTTTTGCGCGAATGTCCTTTATAACAAGACCATCTCGGAAATTCGCCCGGTTTGGGAGTATATTTGTGAGCGTAATGCGTTCAAAAATATTCAACTTAACCATATTTTTATCCTCCTCACAGATTGCGGTAAATGATAATGCTAAAACAAGAACCACGATACACAGTATCTTCTTCATTCCATCCTCCTTAGTTCCTCTTCCGTGATTTGCAATTCTTCCATCCACATACACCTAACGCCTTCTTCAATCCCTTGTCTAAAAGAATAATGGCTACTCCAAAAAATTAAAAGTGCGCTGATTAAAACTATTATAACGATGGCCACAGTAGCTCGATTTTTTATATTGGCTACTTCGTTCTTGTATGGCCCGAATAACCACACACGTTGCATTTTGTCCACGACCCACCTATCCTATAGAGTTTGCCCTGTTGGCATACTGTACATAGTTTCTTTGTCATGGTGCGTCCAGTGCGCTTGCTTTTGAGCAGATTATCCAGGTCTTTCTTGGAGTTTATTTCGTAGTCGGCCATGCGTTATCCTTTGTGCAATATAGAGCAAGCTATCACAACATAACCGCCTATTGCAAAACATATTGCATTATCGCCTTCGTGAAAAAGAGCCATTATTAAGCAAAGCGTTCCTGCGACTACTAAATAGGTTTTCATTTCATCCCTCTATTGGATCGCCTATCAGTTCCGGCGGTTTTCCACTTGCCTCGCTTGATAATATTGCCTATTAGTTTCGACCGATCATGTATGCGCGCCATTATATCTTTAGGTTTTTTAACAAAGTCTTTGTACTTATCTAAAAAATCAAGGGCTTCATTAACCGGCATATCTTTAACCATAGACCTTAATTTGTCTTTTTCCCGCATCAACATGTTTTCCTCACTTTTCTGCTTTGCCTACAAGGGGTTTAAATTTGCTCTCACAACCATATTTTTTGATAAGTTCTTGTGGTGTAGTACCTTTTATTTTAGGTTCTACTTTCGTTTCTGGTTTATTTACCCAGTCGCGCCAGTTATTAAACCAAGTAGATCCATTTTGAATAAACCCTTTTTTCACGCGTTCTGATAGGAGATATATACGCAAGGCCTTTTGTATATCCTCATAGTCCTTTTCTGTCTTAACAGAGGATTTAAAAGATCGCTCTGCTGCCTTCTTACCCACTCGGCTTGGGTACAGTTTCCAAACAACATCAAAACTCCCATTTGTGCGCACTCCTATATTATCCTTATCCTTATCCTTATCCTTATCCTTATCCTTGAACCTGTCGACACTCTGTCGATAGGGTATCGACACTCTATACCCTTGAAGATACTCAATAATTTTTTTATGGAACTTATTATCAGCACTAAGGTTACCGTATTGAAAGATTATAAACTTTGGGATAAAAATCTTATCTTCCACCTTAATAATGCGGTCTGTAAAGATAGTAAAAAGGTCGCCTATTGTATAATCTGCATCCAAACTGAAATTAAGAAGTTTCATATTAGGTTTAAAAATGCCGGCATGATCGCATTTATCTAAGAGGTAAACCCAAAGCAGTTTATGTTCCTTCTTCAATTCTAAAAACCAATCATCGTCCCATTTACGAGAATCGGTTAAGCGTTTAGCCATCATATCTCCCAATAAAAACGCCCAGGCTGTGCAGAACACATTTGATCTCGGGCAGAGAACCTGGGCATAAAAAAACCCCGCGCTTATTTTTGCATCGGGTATATATTTTTTTATTCTGCATATTTGCTCTGCCCTTTTCTATTTGTATAAATAATTATACCACACGTTCTATGAAAAGTCAAACTCTTTCTGTCCTGGCGTGTACCGAAACCAGCTATGCTTCACGCCCGCGACTATCCTTGTCTTGTTCTCGATCTCCATGCCGGCCCGGCGTAATTCGAGGATCCGCGCACCGTACTGCGCCACTCCCATGCCGAGTATCGTCGGCAACGGTATCCAGGTATGGGGATGTGCCTGGAATAGCGTAGCCACGCGCTGCCTTTGGGTAGTCATTTTATCCTCCCTTCCATATATTTTACAAGTTCTTCCACCGTTCTTATCTTCCTTACATCGTCATCATTTATTTCGATTTCGAACTCTTGCTCCAGGTTTATCATAATTTCCACAGAATCAAGGGAATCAGCACCTAAATCCTCGGTGATCTTTGAGGTAAGCTGTATATCCTTATAGGGTACGCAAAGAATATTTGTCAAAACTATTTTTACTTTATCTTCAACTGCGCCTGTCATATTTTCCACTCCTTCTCGTATTGTTCCCAAAATGGTGCAGTATCAACCCCGAAAACGTCCTGCACCACTTTGTCTGCAATGTCAAAATATTCTCCAAACTCTACCTTGTTAAGATCCACCGTAGAGGCTTCCTCAATAGCCTTGAACTTGCCCTTGTCAAAGATTTTCTCGGACAGGATATAGGCCTTGAGATTTTCATGGAGGGCCTGTGGAATAAAATGGCCCTGATCTTTCAGGCCGGCATCATTGATGAGCCAAGTAAGGTATACCCAGTACAAGGAGTTCTGCTGGAGCGTCCGGCGCGATCCCCACTTAACCGTTACGGGCGCGCCTATCGGGGGGAGCTTGCTATTAACGCGAATGGTAGCAAGCATGGCTCCATTTTCTATTGTCGTACTTGTTACCTTTCCGGCTATTCTTGGCATAAATCACCAGTTCCCGTTTGCAGTATCCGCTTCGCCAAAGCAGCACGGCCCGCACAGACCTGTCGGATGTACCGTAGGAAGCTGATCGCAAACATCACAACGGGTTTCCCAATCCTGATCCCCGTCTTTTAATTTATGTTGCTTTTCGTTCTCGCGCTTTTTATCCATCATGTTCTCCGTAGCTTTTCTGTTACCTCGTCCAGCTCTTTGCAAAACGCGTTAAGGTATTCCTCCAGGATCCGCAGGTAATTGCTATCTGGCTTTACTCTTATTAACAAGGGCTTGAGGCCTGGGCAGTAGCTCATAAAATCTACCCATTTCCTTTGAGACACCAATAATTGCCCTTGTATTTGCGGATAATAGGCCGCTGGGAGCGTGTTTTTGAGCAAATAGGCTACATGGGTATGCGGCATGGGGCATTTAAGCTCTAAGGCCCCATTCTGGCCAATTAACCCATCCGGGCTTGCCCCATACAATCTGCGCTCATCCGGGAAACAAACCCCTACCTGCTCGACCTTGCTGTCTGTGAGGAACTCGTACATAGCGCGGGCCTCGGCCTCAAGCTCGATGCCCTTTGCCATAGCCATGCTCTGGTAGTGATCCAGCTTCGCCCCGGTGATCCTTTCGGCGGCCAGGGTATATAGATATTTCTGCCTCTGCTTGGAAGGCTGACCCTGGCTGGTTACGATCATATCGAAGCTAGAACTTGTGGGGATCCCGGCGCGCTCTACCAACCACTCCGGGGATCCCTGGGGGTGTGTAGAGGCAATCATTTCTTGTCCTTCTTTCCCTTTTTCTTGGAATTGATTGCGATCATAGCTTCGTTGTACTTTGCCTTTGGTAACCTTGAAACATCCTCAATCTTGAAAAACTCGCAGAATTTTTCCTCATCGCTGCCTGTGTCTATTAACAGGTCGATTATTTGGTTCTGCTGTTTTTCATCTATATATTCGACTGCCGCGCTCTGGGCATCATCATCCCCGTCGTATGTTGCCAGACCGGTAATAGCCAGGAGCGTGTAACGCTGTAAATATGTTACTGTAGATCCGATGGCCTGGATCTTATTCTTGCTGCCGGACGCATCGGCATCGGCCGAAAGTCTGGTTTGTTCGCTATGGCCCTGCCGGTGGGTAATCTTGCAAGTTACAACTACCTTGCCATTCTGATCCGTTTCCCATGAAACAGATAGGCCATGCTTGGAGAGTTCTGCGCTTATCTTCTCCACGACGTTGGCTAAAGAAGCGTGCTTGTAATTCACGTTGTTATAGCTTACTTCCTTATCCTTGTTTATCTTGGGCGGGTTGGCCTTGAAAGCGGCCATTGCGTTGTGGTAGGCTTTGCGCGCTTCGTTTGCATCGAAACGCTCTTGCAGTTCCAGGAGCTTTGCCATTTCCTCTATAGAAGCCCCGGTCTTAATCGCGTGCTTTATTACTGCTGCTGGGTTACTACCCTGCACTTCTACGATCCCTTTTTCTTTTGTCCCCATTTCTCACTCCTTTTGTTATTCGTCCCCTTGCTCCATTGCTTCTTTCTCTGTCGCCTTGTAGTCAATCTCCCCTGCCGTATCTTCCTCTATAGGCCTTTTGAGTGCGTCTTTCAGCCAGTCCTTAAATAGAGGTGTACTCATTGTTTCACCAGGATTTGGAAAAACATCCCCTTTTGAGTTGTGGTTATATTGTTGTAGCCGTATTTCTTTTCCATAGCCTCTATCGAAGTTTTGGAAGCATGGATCCAATCCGGCCATGACATGTTAATTTCGACTTCTACTCTATACCCTTCCATTGCCATCATCCCCTTTCTTTCTTGAACCTATGCTTGAATTTCTTATGCGCCCACATTGCGAGTTTGCAATCCTTACAACAGTATTTCTGCCAGTAGTTTTTAGGCTTAAAATCCTTCTGGCATACCTCACATCGTTTCTTCAATATGACCCCTCCCTTCATTCGTTATCAATAGTCAACCAAAGTATATCACATGGGGTGTCAACTGTCAAGGGTTATTTTAAAAAGAGGAGGCCCGGGGAGGGGATACAACCTGGGCCTTTTGCTACTGTGCAGGGCAGTAGCGGGGATATTATTTTTTTCTTCTATTCCAAAGGAAGCCGCCAAACAGCCTGACACAACGCCACATCAACTTGCGCCTCCACCAAGATACGCCTAAATCTTTCATGCCTAATAGGAATATCTTGTCGGCCTTCTTGCGGTTTACTTCATGCGTTACATAAAACACATCATGTATACCCGCAGCCATTGTGTACCGGCCCGTAAAGGGGCTGCCTACTATGGGCCAGGCGATAGAGGGGATCGAAGCGCCATCTGTGATAAAGCCCTTCGGTACGGTGTAGGTTTCGTTCTCCGGAGTGGTATAGGAGTAATCTTCTAAAATCATAAATGTTTTAGGGCTTACCTTCTCGGCTTTGAAACTACCTGTGAACGGCATGCGCTCCTCCTTTACCTCTACATGTATGTAGATTTCGGTAATAACATTGTTAAGCTCTTTCTGCAAGTTACCAAGCCTGTGTAAAAGATCATGCAGTTTTTCATCCGGTAGGTTGCGCCGCGCCACATATCGCCTTTATATGTTTTTCGAGTATTTTTAAATTCACCGGCTTTGACATAAAATAATTATTACCTTCTTTGTAGATCTCCTTTTTGCCATCAAAGTCATACATAACCGATAAGGCTATTATCGGCGTATCCGTATCTTTCGCTCGGATATGGTTTATTACATCGTACCCGTCCCGGCCCGGCATGATAATATCGCAAATAACAATATCAGGGTTTTCGTGGTTATATTTGTATAAACCTACTGAGGCATCTGCCGCATCAATCACCAACACCTTAACCACCGAAAAGCTCCTTTAATTTCATAATAGCGAAAATGACGGTAATTATAGTCGTGGGAATGCCAAGCGTCCAGGCAATAGCTTGCTTGGTATACTTTTTGTTTTCTCTCATACACTCATCTTTGCGCTTATGGTGAGTATGTATAAAATCGAGTATCTCGTCAAGTTTTTTGCAGGCAGCTTTCTGCCTTTCTTCTGCAAAATGATTATGGTGCTTAACTTCTGATTTAAGCTCTATTATGCCGCCTTCAACATTGCGCAGGCGCTTATCTACTTTTAACTTTTCAAGCGTAAGTTCTCCACTCATAGATCACCCGAAGAAAAACGGTTTACTGTAAGGCGGCCCAAAGGCAAAATAGAAATCACTCTTTTTGATAGTTATCTTCTTATGTATATTCTTCAATATCCTGGAGGCCACTAGGTCTTTCCTCTTTGGCCTAAACTCCACTTTTAGGGCTGGGGTAGCAACAGCATACTCGCCAATGAGTAGCCCCATTGTAACGGCTGCGGTTATCGCACCTTTCTTACCCGCACTTACCCTGCGAATCAATGTGGTACGGCCTCGTTTCGAAGTCGCCATACACTTCCTTTTTGTTTTTTATAATATCCAAGCTCACCAGTATATCTACCCCATAGGGCTTATTCATGTTCCTGTGCTTAACTGTGGCCCGGAAGGGTAACTTTTTCTTTAGAACTTTGGGGCAGCGTGAGCGCTTAAATAAGGTTACGCCCAGGTTGCCACCGGCTATCTTTTGTACACCCCAGGGTTTCGAGAAAGGCTGGATGGCTTTAACCATCTTGATCCTTCCGTTCTTATTCAACTGAGGTATTTCCCGGAGATCCCATAAGCCTATAACATTCCTAAAATGCCGGCATTGTATAGAGCCTATCACTTCGGCGGCCTTTGGATGGATCTCCATTATGCCAATAAAACGCTTTAGGGTATGTGTAGGGAGTAAAATATCGTCCTCTACAGAAAACACATAATCAGTATCCACATATTGCCAGGCCGCGTTATACATGGCTGATATGGTGTTAAGTTGTAATATGTATCCTGTGATCCTGGCTTCTTCGGAATCTTTGGGCTTTATCTCGGAGAAGGCCAGGGGAGACATGGGTATGGTATCATCATAATATACTTGTACGTCGTCGTAACCCTCCAAAGCCTTGCCACACAATTCAAGCGTATTAAAGAACGCCTCATGGCCGCCGCAATACCAGACTATTCTAAGGCGATCTTTAGGATAGTCCAGGTTCTCTAAGCCATAGAGATAGTGGCTGAGACACCCGAAGCGTCCTGAGAAAAGAGATACTATCGTTACTAAGGGATATTTATGCTTTTTCACGTTCACCTATCCTGACTTTAGCCCGCCTACAGAAAGGGACTTTATACTTCGTCCCATCCTTCTCCTGGGTGTTTATAGTATAAGCAACACAAGTCTCGTTACATTCCCTAGTCTTATCGAACATGCAGTACTTCATTTAGCCCCCTTTATAAGCTTTGTGTCAAACTTGTCCTGTAACTCCAGAAAATCCGCCAGCTCCTTTGCCATCTTTTTAGGCTTAGACCTTAACTTCTCAAGTGTAAGGATGTGTATATTAGGTCTATCCTTTACATATTCAATGAATGAATTAACCCTGTCTATCTCAACACTTATCTTACCTAAATCCCCATGAAACCAATGTTGGCGCAGTAAGGATTTTATTATCTCCCCCTTATCCCGCTTAGTAATAACCATCTTAAAGTTAGGTAACAGTATGGGGAGGAAATTTATCTCCTTCATATATGAATAATGCTTATCTCCAAAATACTGTATACCCTTCTTAAAATACACACATTCAAGAGACTTTCTAAGTCCAGCTGCAATAGCCTTCCTGATAGCAAGCCACTCATCAACCGTTTCAGCTGTATAAGAATATTTCTCAGGTTTAGTTTTACCTAATCGGGTGCTGTGCATATCAAGGTCTCTAAGATATGCGAGCATGGTACGGATTATCCTTTTTTCTACGGTCATGTGTATTGCAGGGTGGCTGTCCAAAAGCCTTGCTGTTATAGTCGTTCCTGTCCTACCCATGCCTGATACTAATAATGGTTTCATATTAAGTGTCATTATACTGGCTTATCCCGTATTCGATTCTTACGCCTATAAACCTTGCATCCACACCCAAATTATCCTGCGATACATCTCTGCCCATTCTGAAATGAACATATTCCCCTGCCGCTGGTGTTCCTGCTAATGTTACTGCACCGCTTTCAGGCGATTCGTGCAGATCGTTTGCGGTTATCAGGGTATCCAACGCTTCCCCAGCAGTCCCCCATGCCTGGTCTAAGGCATCGCTGTCAGCGTATGACCTGCCCTGTAAGTCCCATGCTACAGTTCCCGAACCGCTTGCTGCTGTCCAGTCTACATGATATGTAATAGTTCCTGCATCCCAATTTTTAGGCATTATCAAAGAGAATTGGGCATACTCATCCGCACCTGTGGCAAAGTCAAGAGTCTGTATATCCACATCATTCGTGCCGAGTTCTGTTTTGGTAATAGCTGAACATCCATTTGTTGTAGATGGCCACATAGCTGTTGCAGGAACGAAGACAGATTTCTTGGGGTCAGCTCCTGCTATTTGAATGTTCGCTGCGGCATTGGCTAAACTTATATCATTACCGCTTGGAGTAATTGTAAGAAGACCATTTGTGTCTACTTCAAAATCACAATCGTCTACGCCATCCGTATGCGTTAATCTTAATTGCACATCAGTATCTAAAATTTCTAAGGCTTTATCAGGGGTTACATCTCCTATTCCTACATGATTATAGAAGTTCCAAAAAAATGCATTTACTCCGTTTGTAACAGAACCGAACTTGACATCCCTTGTGCCATCCCCTTCGAAGTATAAATCCCCAGCACTATTGTATAAGTTGGCAATAACAGCCGTCCCGTCAGGGCCTCCCATAACAAATTTATTGTTACTGTTTATTCTCAAATTACAATCAGCAAAGTCTATATTGTCAGGAGCTGGCGTAGAGTCGAAGATTATCCTTGCGTTATTTGGAGAAGCTATCCCTATCCAGTCATCATCTCCTAATGTAATATCACCATTAACATCTAATGTGGTGGCGGGGGTTGCTGTTCCTATGCCGACGTTGCCACCCCCTAGTACTGTAATATAATCCTGATTGCCTAATATATTTTGAAATGAAAACGCAACATCATTTCCAGTAACATTTTGCCAAGTTGTACCATTCTTTTTTCCTGCCCTGAAAGTTACAACTCCCACTGACGGGTCACTTCCACCTGATATTCCACGAAAGAGCAATCCTCCAATATCACTTGTTTCAGATAATCCAGTAAAAGATGCACCACCCTTCGTCCCAGACCACTTATCAACTGCGAAATATACATCTGTAGGGGCTAAGGTAGTCATACCATGTGCTACATTAGTGCTATCACCCACATAAAATGGGGTATCACCGTTTTTATTAACATGTAATGTGGTTTGTGGGCTATCTGTTCCAACCCCCACCCTCTCATTAGTCGTATCTACATTAAATATTGGAGTTCCTCCGTCTGCATCAAGTATCTGGAAGCCTGTGGTAGAGTCAGAAGCGTTCTGGTGGGTAAAAGTGCCTGTCCAAGTGTTATTGGTGGAGAAGTCGAGTGAGAGAGTATCATCTGTAAGAACTATTGGAGAGGTTACCGCAAGATTTGTATCATCTGATATATCTATGCCAGAAAGAGATGTGCCAGTATGAGTATGCCCAGGATTAGCACCAGAAGTTACATTTATACCTGATATTGTACCTGTAGTAGTGAAGTTATAGACGCCAATATCTATGTGGGTATTGGCATTTGAACCGTCAATTTTAAGGTAACGCGCGTCGTTTTCGGTAATGTCAGAGGATGATTGGCCGATAGTATCCAGGTTGCCGGTTTCAGGGTTTATAACCCAGTCATTGTCCGCAAAAGCTGTAGCGGCCATAAGTATCAAAAGCACATTGATTAAGATTTTTTTCATATCAATCCTGATTAAATAGTAGATAATATTCTACATAGGTTTTGTTTGCTCTGTCATCCCAGTCAGATTGAAAGTCCGATCCCGCCTTCTTTCTGGCATAATACTTATAAACCTGCAATGTGGTAGTCCCGGAGGTGGTAACCTGCTGTATAATAAAGGATCCCACCTCGTTGATATAGGCATAATACTTTTCTACAGAGGTAACCGTATCGAGCCGGGCCACATTGAATTTACCGTTATAATCACCTGTAGTATCGTAGCTTCTGAAAAAATCTTTTATCTCAAATGCCATTTAGCACCTATGCTTTCAGGCCTTCTTGCAGTTCTTCCCACTCATTATCGTTTAACCCAAGCTTGATTTTTGCTTTTGCCACTTTAGCCTCACGCTCCTGCTTTTTCTGTAAAGCCTTTGCCTTTGCCGGCTCGGTTATTTGCACTCTTTCAATGTCTGCCCACTCTGCCGGCGTTACAAGTTTTTCTTCTATGGTTGCGGGGTTGTAACCAGCATTTACAGCGTTTTGCGTAAGTGTACCCAATGGCGCAACACCAGACTGCATTTCGATTAATTTCCCTGAACCCTTTTTTAAGCATACTCTATACATGTTATCCTCCTTATCCTATTGCTAAATAATTTATTGTGTATGTTCCTGCCGGCGAGCCATTTTTAGCCCAGGTTAAAGTAAAACCGTCCGCATCAAGCGAAGTCATATCCACAAGGCTGTTTACACCCGAACTTTCGCTTGCTATCATCACTCTTGCCGTGCTGACATCCCATGTGCCAGCCCCCACGCCATTCCTGTCATTGACCGAGCCTTCTGCCGAAACCATAGACATGCCTATGGACATCTCATCTTGTGTGGCTATGCCAGCAAAAAATATAACAGCAGATGGCTCGAAACCTACACCGGTAATTGCTTGCGTGCTTGCAGTAAGCGTTAAGTCGCGCGTAAAATTACCTACCTTAACATTTAAAGCAGCGAGGGCAACTATATTTGTAAGTGTCGCTTTTTTTATAGCATTAGAAGCCTCGCTATCAGACAAAATCACCTCATCCGCGCCAATAGGCGTAGATTTCCCAGTAAGGGAGGTTATGTCAAGGCCTGTGGTGATCTGTGTCAGGGTTGATTTCTTCTGCTTGTTGCTATCAGCCGAATCGTTAACAGCCAGGGAATCCGCCGGCACAGGAGATGCCTTTGCCGCCAGTATAGCGATAGATGATATAGATGGGGTCATATACTTTGTGTTATCGCTACCCGCCTGTGCTTCTGCCACGCTTGCTTTTTCGAAATCAGTTGATGCGGTAAATTCCCTGTTCGTCAAGGCTGTTCCAGCACCATCCCATCCTATAACCTTATTAGCCTCTGGAGCCGGGAGCGAAGCACTTACGCCCGCGGCTGTAGTAATCGCCAGGGTAAGCGCCCTATCCTTATCTTCGGATAGTTCCTGCGAGATAAGGGTGCGGATGTCAAGATCGGTCTCTACCGTATTGGCTGGGAACTGATTATAATCATCGTAATCAGAGGCCTGAGTATTAGTGGTCTCCCGGTAGACCGTAGCCGTGCCAGCGCCGGTATTCGCGGCATCAACTAGAGTGACCACGCCTCCTACGCCATTAGCATTTACCGCCACGGTGTAGTCGGTGGTATAAGTCAGGTCGGTGTCCACGCCACTAGCTGTGTTCGTTACCTTTATATCCGTAGGCGCGCTCACTAGCGCCCGGAAAGTAAATGTAAGCGTAGACGTTGTACCATCTAACGCAAATTGCTGTTTTCTGGCTGTGGTTGCAACTGTCATTTCATCCTCCTATTTCTTTTTAGATCCTTTCTTCTTCTTGCCTAACTTCTCACCAGTTAAAATCTCATAATATCGTATACCAGTTTTTATAGGAGCAGATGTTGCCGGCTCTAATATTGATGTCATTGTCTTGAAGTAGTCGGCTCCGGTAACTTCCTCTTTAGTCAGCGCTCTAAAGCCATTTTCCAGATCGTCAAAGAGGGGTGTGCTAAATACCTTGTATGATTTCTGGCCCGTTATCTTCCTGGCAGCAGCCCTGGCAGCGTCATCTATAAGGGGTATGGCATTTACTGGACTTACGATTAACTGCACCATAATATCATCGAGCAGCTTTTCCACATCTTCCTCATCTTCCCCCATTCCGAATAGTCTACCCAAAGATGAGAAAAACATCTTTGTGGCAAATCCGGCAGAAACATACATTATGGGCTGGATGACTGCATATATAGACATTGTTTTTGCGAACTGCTGTAAAGATATATCTCCCTGCTGATAGGTAATAATAGCGTCCGTCATCTTTCTGAAATACTGGTTTGCTGTATTCTTGAAGGCCAGGAATAGCCGGGTAAAAGGATTTTTGCTATTCTGGAATTGAGATATGCTTGAAGATAAACCGGACTGCTGGGCTTTAAGAGTAGCCTTTTCAAAGGCTTCCATTCCTTGAGCCTTAGCCAAAGGAAAACCGCCGTAAATGATAGCTGTTATATCGCCTGATCGGACAAGAGAAGTAAGCATCCGCGTCCATATGCGTTTGTTGACACTTATGCTTTCCGCGCCTTTTATCGCCTCTCTCACGGCCTCTGAGTAGCCCTTATTGAAGCGAGCCTCCAGGAACGGCGCATTTTTCCACATAAAATCGAAAGTTTGCTTGGGATGCAGTATGCCTTCGAAGAAGCCCTTAACCCATTCGGCAGTATTCATATTCTCGGCATAGTTACCTACTGACATAAGTTGCCGGACATAGGTACTGGGGTTTAAGGCAATCTTCGCCGTTACCCAATTATTGATAGCTTTCTGGAATACACCACTTATGGCATCAATTCTTTCTGATTGCTTATTCAGCGATATGTTATCTATCTGAGCCATTACGGTATTATAAACATCCGCACCGTATTTTTCGGTTACGGCATGTTTTACTTTTCTATCAGTAAACAACCTTCTGAGCGTTTCATATTCCCGGCTCAGTTTATCCACATGCTCGGCTTGAGCTATATGGCGCTGTGCTTTGTACCAGGCATTTCGCGGTACAGGTATAACGCGGCCTTTTGCTCTTTCTTTCAAGGCCGATGGGGTTTCGCCTTGTCGTCTTACATCATCCAAAACGCTTTCCACATGCTCTGATGTGCCAGGCCAGTAGTTCTCTACAAAACCCAAATCGCGGCCCGTGATCTCGATATTGCGAGTATTCAAAATATCCCTATAGCCTTGCACGGTTTCTTGCATAGCATCGCCGAAACGCTTATCGGCAGGCGTTAGGCTTTGCATAAGCGTCTGTACCTGATCTTCGCCATAGGCCTTGTAATAATCTTCTTTTGTCTTATCGTTCTTAATAGCGTTGTATATATCAATAAGTTCGAGCTTTGAAAGCTCTGTCGTTAGCCCATCTGCCACATCCGTGATAGAATAATCCATCGTAGACATTCCTTCAAACATCCGCATAACATTCCGCTCGTTATATATCCTGCTGGCGGCTTCTGTCATTTCGACGGTCTTTTGATAGGTGGCTGTGTTTCTCTTATTCTCGCTTAATTCAGGATCATAGGCCTCAGCAAAGGTCTTGCCGCCTATGGAGTTAAGCATAGAGTAAATATTCGTGAAGCCCTTGCGATAGGCGTTGACAATTTTGGTTCTTATGCTCTTAGCATTTGTGCCTCTGACTTTATCTATGGCCTGCAATGCGTCATCAACATTTTCCTGGCGTTTCAGGGCCTTCTCAAGATCCGCTTCGCTCTTTGCCTGTGCACCGAGTTCCTTGATCCTCTGAATATCAGCCAGGACTTGCCGGAAGATCTCAGATGA